AAAGGCTACCGTTAGAACTAACAGTAGCCTTTGCTGTATACTCTAATTCAGGTGGTACAATCAATTTCTTTGACATAGCCATAATACGAACATTAGCTTCGTCACGTTGATCTCTCATTAAGATTAACCCGTTTTTCAGGCTTGCATCACTTAAAGCACCTGTTGTTAGGTTATCTCCTAATGAAGATGAATCAGCCAAAGGATGCGAATTTGAGAATAACGCTACTCCATCGTACCCAGTATTAGAAAATCCGTTATTTAAAACATTGGCTGCTTGTGTTTCAATTGTAGCCCTTAACCCTCTACCTAGAGCTTTAGCGCTTCCACCTTTACCAATACCCTTCATAACGTTGTATAAATCATCTTGGACTAATTCCCAAGTAACGTCATAGCCTTTGTCAAAACGTGAAGCAGTAAACGTTACAGTATCGCCTTGGCTCATTTGGTCCTCATTGATTGTATTCCCCTCTGTGTTACTACCCCACAAGCCAAAAGCCCCCATGTGCGGGAAAGTTTCTTCCTTCTTACTCATTTTATCAATTGCAAATACTTTACTGTATTGTTCTGGAACCTCATCATAAGATTCAAAAAACACTTTTTTATGAATAGGTGTCAATAGTTCGCCAAAATTGTCTCTAGTTAATTTCATAGTTTTTCACTCCTTTACACTAATCCGAATACTCGGTTTGTTAAAATTACGTCTGCTGTGCCTTTGTCTGAATCGTAAGCTGTGCCATCTGACTGAGGTGTTACTTGTAACCATCCACCAGTGGTATCATCTGCATCCAATTCATATGCTGCTGTTCCCATGTCGTATTTATTACCAACTACAATATTTGTAGCTGTACCTGTGTATGCTATTTCGTATTTACTAGCAGGGTTTATGTCGACTTTGATAATATCGCTTGCTGTTGCTGTAGTTGTTACAATGTCAGTTGCGGATACTCCTAATACTGTGCCTGCATTTGGAGCGTCTGCCGCTATACTTGCTTTATTGCTTGATAAAACCACGATGTCACCTGCATAAATTGTTTGTGAATCGTTTACTTGAAATTCCATATAAATTGGACCCGTACCATTTAATGAACCTTTACCTACTAATCGTCTTGTCACTTATATCATCCTTTCTTGCGTTTCTGAAATTGGTCTAAATCTTTAGTGTGAATCATGTTGAAATATTCTTGCGGTGTATAGCCTGCAAACTTTGCGAATTCTAATTGTTCGGCTGTTAGTTTGACTTTAGGTTTTGGCTTGTTATCGCCATTTGTTGATGTATCTATCTTAGACTTTTGCTTTTTAGATAGATTGTTTAATATGCGTTGCTCTACTTCTCTCTCATAATCTTTCCTGCGTTCATCACCACGCAACACATCATAAGCTTGTTTAATGGTAAGTCCTGTCCGTCCCGCTAATTCTTCTAGCTCATCACGATAGTTGTCAGCATCAGCATAAAAAGGGTCTGCTTTTATAGAGGTAAACTCCATATCTGTTTTTTGCTTGTTTAATGTTTGTTGGACCTCTTGCATCTGCTTTTGTTGCTCAACTAATACTTTAGCCATTTGTGGATCTACACCTTGGTTAATGTAATTTTGCTGTTCCATCTGTTCTATCTGTGCTTGAAGCGCTTCAACGTCAACGCCACTCATTTTTGCAAGCTTATCTGCTATGCCTGCTTTAGATTCGTATTGCTTAACTCTGTCTTTCCACTTTTGACGTTCAGCCTGCAAAGCCTTTAATGGAACCTGTTTTTCAACTATTACTTCATTTTCTTTGGTGACTTCTTCATCATCTTGTCCATCTTCGAGTTCTTGCTCAACGTCTTGTTCGACTTCAATTTCTTCATCAATTTCCACCTCAATCTCTAACTCTTCCTGCGTATCTTGTATTTCCTCATCATCAGCAAAAAATTGTAGATTCATTTTTAAAGGTCTTTTCATGTTATTACCTCCGTATTTTTACGTGTTACCCACGAATTTTTTCAACATTAGCACGTGTTGAGCATGGATTTTTTAACGTGATTTACTTCACGGGACAATAGTGCCAATACCCACTATGAAGGCATAAGAAAAAGCCCATTAGGACTTATGTTTTTGGTTTATGTGTACTTTTAAGCCTTGCTCTGATTTGAAGCTCCTATCACACTCTTGGCAGTAATTATCGTTTGTTCCCTCTGCCGAAGTTACTTTTATAACCTCATAGCTTTGGTGCACAGGCTTAAGCCATAGTAAGTGTTCTTTCTTGCACTCTGGACATTCAGCATGTGAGAACTTTTTAGCTTTACCACCAAGTAAATTACTATCGTTTGAATCTATTGCTTGAGCTTGATTTAACAATGGTGGTTTTATATCTTTTGTGTTAAATACATGATTGCAACATTTCATTTTTTCACCTTCCTACAGATATAATTTTTGTTCAATGTATTCTTGTAATGTTGTGTCTGCCTTAAACCTTCTTAGGCAATGTGGGCATTGTGCATGACGTTCTTTTTCCCAGCCTTTATCTCTTAATGCGATACGCTCACATGAGGGGCATATAGGATGGTTTTTGTACTGTTTTGGTATGTCTTTAGGTTTAACACCCTCTAATATCCAAGGATGGCTAGATGCGTGCTTTAATACCTCCTGTGGTGACATTTCGTCCATCTTAAAGTGCATTAGGCATACCTCCTTGACTTGGCATAGGCTGTGACAGATTACCTTGTGGGGTTAAACCTTGCATATTAGCATTAGGTACTTGTCCCATTAATTGCTGTAATTGTTGTTGCATTAGTTGTGGGTCTACTGGCTGTTGCTCTTCAATTGGTAGTTTGACATATTCTCTTAATAGGTCTCTAAACTCGGTTTTGTCAATAGCTCCTGTTGCAAAGGCTTCCTTGATTACTGTATAAACAAAAGCTTTGTTGTTTGGTAATCCTGCTCCTACTGTTACTTCAATATCAAAAAAGGCTTCTTTTGTCTCTCCGTCTAGTTGCATGTATTCAGGTTCGTTTATCATTTCGCCCATTTGTTGCCTTAACCCTTGTTTGTAAGATTCGGTTGCAGGTATTAAGTAGGGCACCTCTTTAAGAGAAGAACCTCTAAACCAGATAAACTCATTTTGTTTTTCTGTTATTCTAAAAGCTTGCTCGTCGTTATAATACTCTTTGATTAGGCTTAAGATGTATTCAAATACCTCTGACAACGTTTCTTGAAGTAATAACTTTTTATGATCTATACCTGTCGCACCTGCTTGCTGTAATGTAAGAGCTTCTGTTGCTGTGTCTACACCTTTTTGCCTAGCGCCTGTCATCTGGTCGCTAAATCTAGTTTGCTTTTGTACTTCTATGTTCATTGCTTCCTGTCTGCGATTAATAATATAAGCAGGCATAGGTTTAGGCTCAACTAATTTCCAAGCATTAATATCATCAGCAGGTATATTTAACCCTGGTTCATTAGTCCACTTGTCTATGTCTATGTTGCTCCCTTTACCAATCACCTTTTGGATGTTACCTGTCATGCGTGCGTTAATTCGGATTTGGTCGTCTAAGTCATCTATAAGGTTCTGTGTGTTAATAAGTAATTCTGCATCACCTTTACCCCATATCATACCTTCCCTAAAATATAAAGGTGTGAAGAAATAAGGATATCTGTCATCGGGGAAGTAATCTTCGTCCTCGTTTGAATCTGACAGAATCACACCATCACTAGACATTTGAACTAGTCTTAAACCATCCTCGTCCTTTGTCCATACGAATAGATGTAGGTAGGTATCTCTGCTTATAGCGTCGTTCTCTCCGTCTGTTTCTCCAAACAATCCCCAATCTTCTACTATATCAAAGCCTGGCATTATAGCGTTTGCTTTATCTTCGTCAAAGTTTTTCTTGGCCCAACTGATAGATTTGTTAACTGTTTCTATCATAAATCTAGCTTCCTGAACTTTATATACATCTGTAATAGCAGGATCTACAAATATATATGCAGGATTAACAGGTTCGATTGTTGGTAATCCAAAGCCATTTAAAGCATCAGGGTCAAATAATACTCTGAATACACCTGTGCCAAACTTTTCTCTTCGTCTCTCATGTACGTCTAATTTGCGTTTTAGTTTGTTTTTTTCCTTAACCCACTCTAGTATTTGCGATACTGTTTTAGAAAAAGGCATATCAGAAGGGCTTTGTGGATGGGCCATAATTGCAATGTTTTGTTCGACGAGTAAAGCAACTTGACCTTCTACGTTTGGATGTATGATATTAGTATTGCTCCCTGGGTCCGTGTCTGATTCGGGTAAGTTTGCTTCACCTTCCCAGTATAAATCTAACTCTTCCCATTTCGCGAATAACCCACGTTGTTCTTTATCCTGCCAACTAGACTTATAGTAATCTATGAATCTATTACTGTCTGTAATTTGTTCCTCGTCCATTACTTCGTATCTGCGTTTTTTGTAGATCTCTCTGTCCATCTATCTATCACCGCTCTTTGCTTTTTGAGGTGTGTATAATCCTTCTTTAGACTTGTATTTTTCAAATGTTGTTGTATATGTTTTCATTGGATTACGTAAACTTGGTTTAATGCGCTTGATTGTTGTATCAATCTCTTTTTTAATGTCTAGTTGCTTTTTGACAGTAAAAAAACAGGTTAGATATCCCATAAGGAATATACCTGCTCCTATTATAATATCCATGTTAACCCCCCATAGTCCGATAACGTAGATTATGTTACTTTTCTATTCCAACATTCCTTGCATTTTCCTTCTTCTTTGTTTCCTTCACAATTATCTATACCACTTTCTAATAAATCGCTAGGACAATATCTCTCTATAGATTTGCTTGCTGTAACCATACCTGACGAATATTTTTTTCAGCTAATTCATATTGTGTCAATTATGTCACCTTCTTTATTTCATTAGTTTTATAGCCTAAATCTTCGAGCTCCCCTGGAGTGTAGAATCCATCTAGTTGCTTTGATTCTATTTTTTTAGTCATACTTTGTTGATTCCTGCTATAGTGAGCTATTGCTAAACTCATAATTAAGTCATCATGTTTTCCTTGTTGCGCTTCAGGTTTACCTCTTTCGTTTCTAACAAAGGTAAGCATTTCTTCTAGTGTCGCTATATCGTTGATAAGTTCAATGCTTTCTCTAACTATTTCTACTAAATTAGCTATTATCACAGGCCTTGATACTTTGCTAGTTATAAATCCATATTTATGTTGTTTTTTCATTGATATTTCGTCAATAACTTCTCTCTTATATTGTCTGTAGTATCCTAACCGTTGTAACTCCTTGACTGGGTACGTTGAATAATTGACCTCAATACTTTCTAAAGCCTCATTATAATACTTTCCAAGGCAGTACATTTGTTTTGCGTATAAGTCCTCGTCAAATTGATGGTGTAAGACAGCCACTTGGTTTCCTGTTGTATTGTTTATAACTTGGCCTGCAAAGTTGTCTGATCCATCTCCTGCTGTATCCCCACCTATTACGTATGGATAACCTTGTTTAACGTCCTCATATATTGCTATATAACCTTGTTCATCATTTACCCATTTGATAGATTTACCAACTATCTTTTCATGTACATAATCATAGGTAAAATAGCCCTTTTTAAGAGGTTTCCTATTTCTTATCTGTGCTAGTCTCTCATTGACTTTTTGAGCATTAAATATAGTCTTTCCGACTACCCCCCACTCTCCCAAGGCGTATACAGTGTAGTAATATTCATCTTCATCTTTCATTTTTTCAAGCACTTGCGTATATGCTTGATCTATAAATCGATTGTCTTTATAAGTAGTTTTTAAGGTTGTTGTGTTGTCTTTACTTTGGTCAAAAAATATCGTTTTTAGCCAGTGTAATATGGATATAGGATTAAACGATAGTATAATCTGTTTATAACTCTTTGTGTGTCCTCTAAGACGTAAGTCTAATTGCTGAAAATCCTCTTGTTCTAACTCTGATGCTTCTTCTATCCATATACCCGTTATACCGTGAATAGACTTCATTTTTTCAACGTCATCTAACCCGGTATGTATGATACTGTTGTTGTTTAGTTTACATGTAATCGTCATATCAGTTTTGTTAATTTCAAATAGTTCTGTCATTCCCCAGTCTGCTATAACAGAACGAAGTAATGAGAATGTACTCTCTCTAAGTGTTTTAGCTACCTTGCGAACGACTAGTATTTTGTGTTTATCCTCTGTTAAGATGCGATATACTATTTTTTGTGCTGCGAACACTGATTTACCTGAACCAGCTCCACCGTATAATACCAGGTACCTACTCTTATTACTCAAAAGTGAGTAGTATATTTTATTTACTACATTTGGTAGGTTGCTTAAATCAATGTTAATCATTATAGTTCAACTCTCTAAGTTAACATAATTTTTATTATCGGTCGTTAATTTGCATATTTATACTTGTTTTAATGTATAAACTCGCATATATGAATACTCTATACATTATTTTTGTATATTTATACTAAATCATCTGGTTTTTTAATGCTATATTCAACTTTTCCACTGTGTTCAATGTCTTGTTTATCTCGCCATTCTTTAGGCTTGCGATTCTTCAACCAAAATATTTGTGCGGTAACATCTGGAGGTATAACTTTTTCCACCTCTACTATTTCTATCCGCTCTTCTTCTAAAACTCTTTTACCATTATCATAATTAACTGTTTTTAATTTGAACGCTTGCTTTTCTAACATCGTGTGACCAATAGCTTTTTTATAAAGGGCGTTTTCGACTTCTCTATCTACAACTTCCTTACCTTTTTTTAAGACTGCCGA